AATCGTTCAAATGCGCAGTAAGGCCACTATCCGGTATCCTAAAATAAGTTCCGTCATAGACTACCGTGACCACTGCTCCCGCAGGAATAAAACCACTCACCAAATCATTCCCAGCCTCGTTCTTAATCGTTTTGGCGCCCAGGTTATTTACATTGAGGGTACATGCTCCTGTATTAGTATTGGAGGCAAGAAATTTTACCGTCATGCCGGTGGTATATGCCGCAGGGGCAGGTGATAAGGTAACGGCATAAGCGTTTACTGTGCCAGTATCGACAGCAAATCCCGACGGTATATTCAAATTTGTGAGACCTGAACCATCACCGCTGAACTTTGTCCCCGTAGTATTTACCTGTGTAAGCGCATTCCCCAGACCACTATCCGGCGTGTTATCTGTCCAAGTGGTCGTCGTATTATCGTTGATCTGCGTAAGCTGGTAAAATGTGCTACCACCTGCCTTAGTGCGCCCAATTATACGGGCTACTGTTCCAGTTGGGCCTGTAGGGATATTGGTTAGAAGTACCTGTTGTCCGTTTGGAGTTACCACTGGTGAGGGTGTACCATAACCGGTGTTGCCCTGTACTATTAGCGTCCCTGTGCCGGGTTGACCGTGCCAATAACCAGTTAGAAAACAAACTACATATTGATATTGTCCGGTCAGGTTGCCAGTATTCTGACTGACTGTTGCTGTCAGTGCTCCTGGTGGTGAAATTTGGGGGAATGCCTTAATTTGTCCAATATCGGCGTTACCCTGGAGTGCATCTACAATCTGGTTAATATCTGAAGCAAATTGCTGGTCAACATTGTCTGTAACTTTATACAATCCCACTTATTCAACCCTCCTTAGCCAGCGTTCCATGTAATTTGCCAGATAAAAGTAGCCGATTCGGTATTTGTAACCGCAATCGGCGATTGAAAGACGATATGCGCCATCAAATTATTGTTTGCATCCAATAATCCTGCCTCTGTGTAAGTATCGTTAAGTTGGCCAATATTATAGTTAGTTGTGAATATGGACGTGTTTGCATTGGTCGTCCGTGCCGCCACCAGACGCTGAGTGCCAAATTGCGGATTAAACAATGCCGTATCGCTTACTTGAGGTATGCCACTGCCTTTGCCAAGAATAAACTGCATAGGGGGAGATATTGGGTTTTGTCCAGTATTATTTTGCCCTATAGACCAGGCAGCCACAGCATTTAGGAATTGCTGACAAAGGGTATTGTTACCAAGCTCGACAACCTTCTTCTTCTCGTCAGTACTAGTAATTATGACGATCAAGCTGCCCTGAGCAATGCCAAGTCCTCCAATATCTTGATGCTGCAATTATAATCCCTCCTTTGTCTAAATTTGATATGTCGATTGTCCCCATTTTCTACCATTGCCCCATGTATACGGTACTGTGCCCGTACTGGTGCTCAGGCTGTCGCTACCTTTGGGCAATTCGGGAGTATTAGTTACGATATCAGAAGAAGGTGTGTAAATTGCTGGGGGGAACCAAAAACCCTGTCCCCATTTTCTACCATTGCCCCAGAGTTGCCCATCTCCTGGCGTGAGGACAATATATCTGGTTGTATCAGAACCAGATATTTTTTCGTTCGATTCAAATTCCAGTTCAAAATTTAAACCTACACCTTGTGGCTTCGGTATAATATAACCGCGCGATGCAAGGTCTTTTTGCAATGGGGTAAACAGGGATATCTTAGCAAGCATGGTCATGTCTTGGTTATCTACTATTTTTAATTTAGGGGTGTCAGGGAAAACTGTATTCCAAATGTTATATATCTGCGGAATAGATCCATCCCATAGATTGCGCAGTATTTTTGCTCGAATAACTTGCCTGTAAGTATCATCGTCAAGAATCGGGGAAGAGCCATCGGATGGCTGAAAATCAACTCTTCTTTTGATTCCTACGATGCTCCCTATGACGTCTTGTTGAGAACCAGAGGCTAAATCGAGATCAAAATATTTATACAAATCATCAGCTAACTTTGCGACATCATCGAGGATTTGCAAGTGCAAGGTAAGCCAAGCAATAAACTTGGGCTTGTCACTATGCTGCGATGTGACTAGATTCAAATAATCTTGGATACCTGCCACACTTGACACCCCTATTCTTCACGACAGATTAACGGTGATATAATTTACATTTCCTCTTGTGACTTCGTTGAACAGCATCGGTATGTCGGTCGTATTCTGTGTTTGGCCGTGCCTTGCTGCCGTTAGAGACGTGATCGAAAATACCGGTTTTGTTAAATCTTGAACCGATAAAGCAGCCCCCCACAGACTCGATATCGTCAAGCTGTCCCCGATATTCAGAGCATTGAGGTAAGCAACTATAGCATTTTTAATATCAACTGTCGTCTGCACCGTATATCCCGTTAGCTGTTTGATATTTATAGTTACATCAATATCAACATATGTCGGACGATAAAATCCTATTGTTGTTTGCTGGCCGAATTGGTCGGTGATAATGACCTTAGTAGTTCCATTAGCTAAACAGCCAGGTCCTTTTTTGTTAAATATAGCCTGGGCAATATCCTGGTCAGTACCTCCTTCCACTACAGCTGTAATGCTGTGCGGCGGCAGACCGTTGGAATCTGTTATATTTGTGTCATTCTCATAAACTATAAATCTGGTTACCCCGGAAACTGCCGCTATAGCTCCTTTTGTTCCCTCCAATACTGTCCTGCTGGGTAATGCCGTACTAATGGCCTGTCTGCTTCTAAGTTGCGAGTCAGTCTCCGCTGCCGTTCCTACCGTAGCATATCCTGCATTACTTACTGCAGTCCATCCATATGTAGGAGTTACGATCTTATTTATATCGCCAGGATTAGCGACAATCGGACCTGGTATCTGGCACGTAGCAGTCGCATCTGATGTGCCACCAGGCCCGATTGTAACGGAAGGCGGGAGATTCCATTTGTAGCCGCTTTTATCCTGGACCACCCCGTTGTTTATTACGGTTCCAGGAGTACCGGTAAGCGTAACCACACAGGTTGAATACGTAGCCGGCTTTGGTTTTATACCATTGAGTTTCACTAGAGAAGCTAAAGCAGCACCCATAGCTGTGCCTGGGCTTCTGCTGTTATAAGCTGCCTGGAGAGCCTGCATAACGTCATAGGCCTTCAGAGCAAAAATGGATATAAATTGATAATCCTGGCTATCCGGTTCCAGGTAAATGTCTTGCCCAAAAATGTTTTTAGCTCCTGCGATTAAGCTATCAACAATATCTTGATAAGTTGGTATATGGAGACCTGATTGATCTATGTAGGGAGGAAAATATGCCATCAGAAAGCCACCTCCACGCTAGCAGTCTGGCCGGTAGTTGTAATGATGGTACAGTTAATAGAATATTGCCGGTTATAATATGATGATTGGAATTCCAGGATAGCGGCTACATTTAAAGATTCTCTGATACGATTCTGCACAATTAAATTTGCCGCTTTGATGTTTTCTGGCAAACCTGGTTGCCCCATAATATTTTGAAACAAAGGCAAACCCTCGTTAACATCCTCCCACCATTCACCTTTCAAGAGCAAAAGGCGCGTTTTTACAGCCTGGGCTACCGCATCGGCATCGCGTAAAAAGTCTTGAGATGATTTTCCAAAAGAATAGTCTCCTTGAGTGTCTAGAGATCGATAAATCAAGACGTTTCATCCCTTTCGCTTTACCAATTCTGGTTATAAGCTGCACCCTGGACTGTAACACCACTTGTTCCTGTTATATTAACTCTTTCTGCTGTGATATTCACTGTGGGAGCGTTCATAGTAATCCTATCTGACGCAACATTGATAGTGACAGCACCATCATCTGTTCTTAATTGCGCTGAATCAGTATTATAATCCGATATTACCCTTGGCTGACTCCAAGCGCCCAAAATCGCAAAAGCGTCAGATAGATCATGCCTGCGTTTCTCGATTTGATTCTGAACATCGCCGTTTGACCACCAGGCATCAATACACATGTCACTGAATACGACCAGACATTCATCTCCCTGCTTAACCGGCATCGTCAAAACAAAACCACCTGCACGCGGGAAAACTATCGGCACATCAAGTAGCAAAGGCAGGTCAACAAATTGCATATTTCCATCCTGGTCTCTGATTCTTTCGCGAATGGCGGGCTGGACGGTGACAGTTTGCTCTATTGGGTCAAAAGATTGCACTATGCCTGGTATGGCTACTCTAATGTCCCATTTAATCTTGTCAGCCAAACGGCGATAAAATTCGTCCTGACTGTTTATTATTTCGCCAATAGTGTACATATTTAAATTTTCCTCCCGCCTAGAAAGGATTAGTATTGCCACTTGAGACCATACTTGGCAGAATACCTGCCTGCGTTACTGTTTCTAATTCAGTATACCAATCGTTGCCTCGCGTATCTCCAATATGATTTATTTTAATCACGCGGTATATGCCATCATGGTCAAGCATATATACCGGCTGTCCAATGTCGTATTTCTGATTTCTGATCAGGCTGTTGTCAACATGGACAAGCGAGCCGATTTTGATATTTGGATTTAAGAGGCATTTTATTTTTGCTCCATAATCGTATTGAGTAGGAACACCTATGAGTCCTGATGAGGGGGAGAGATCAATTATTTCGGTGGGTTCATCGTCCATGCGCAGTATATTTATTTCTCCATCGTCAATATAACAAGTCGCGTTTTCTGATTGGGCTACCTGCCGCAAATAATCTATAGCTTTGCCAAAAACAACCTTCCCTCTCGTCAGTTGAGAATCGGATAAGTTCTCGGAAATACTGCCTAGTTGGGAGGGAATGGATGATTGAGAAACAATATTTTCAATAATTGAGCGCGCATTCTGACCTCTAGTAAGAGAAAAGTTAACCGTGCCGTAAGCCAGAAACTGGTCTGCGCTCATTGATACCAGCGTTAGTTTATATGTGGTACCACCTTCTTTTTCTCTTATCGGCTGTATCACATTGCCGCTGAAAATCTTACCATACATATTTCCTTCATATCCCGCCTCAACGACAACATGATAACCCTCTTTTATTATTTTGTTTTCGGTCTCAGGTGCGAGGTTGTATATCGTTACTTCTGACCATAATGGTTGAATCATGATCGTTTTGACAATATTAAACGTGCATCTTAACTGGGACACGTCTATAGCTGTCTCGCCATTTTTGTCATATACCCAAATCCTGTATCTGCGTCCATACAGAAGGTTACCATATGCTTCTGTACCAGCAACCACAGAGTAATTTGTCTTGGGTATTTTAATATTCTGCAGAGGGCCGTAGAATGAAGAGCCCAGATCGACATTAACCATGCCGCTGCTGCCGTCATTCCTGCCGAACACAACGGTATAATTTTTGCCGAGATATTTCAGATATTGGCCGTTGTTGTACATAGTCCAGGCACTTAACCCCTGGCTTTTATATACCTCACTTGCGGCATATATATTGTTATCTAAGTTGGAAAGCCAGGAAATCCATACATTAGTATCATTACTTCCCGTCCATTGCTGGAGTTGGCTTGAATGTGCAGAAAGATTAATCTGGAAAATACCAACGGAATATCCATAGTCATAGTCACCAATATTCCCCGTATAATAACTTGATTCGGCATAGCCTACGGCAGTCAGAATAACAGCATCATTATAAGGCACTCCATATGATACCAGTTTCCGTATAATGTAATTGCTGTCGTAAGCCACTATCAATCACCCCACAGAAGTAAAAAGTCCGTACCAAGGCTTTCCTTGTCAGGACTGTCCAGAGCCGAATTGCCGTTATTAACCAGATACATGCTGCCAATGCCGAGATATTGATATTGTTCTAGCAGATTATTCGCCGGTGGTTGGCCAACAAGAAGGGGCAATGAATCTATTAAAATATTATTATTGGCATCGCTAATTGTTATCCACCAGTAACCAGCCTGGGTATTATAAGACAGTTTGAGGTTTAATTTGACATTTTTGCCGCTCACGGGGACAGTGATAGACAGCTTCTGGTTGGGCTTGCTTGTAACTGGTACCATATAATAGGCCAAATTAATCACCCCAAACAAAAAGCGCCTTCAATGGCGCTTTATTTCTAGACAGTTCTTGAGCGCGATCAAGGCAGGCGCGGGCGTGAGGAAGAAGTTCCGTTCTGCTGCTGTTGTTTTTCTTTTTGGTTTTCCGTCCTTTGACTGTTTTCTTGCTTTTCTTTTTCTCCCTCTTGCGGTTTTGTGTAATTATTTCGCTGTTCTTGTGTTCTCTTTATTACATCCAAGTAAAAATTAACCCGTTCGCCATCATCAGGATCAGTGTAGGTCAGAACAAAATTCTGCTGTATCGGGGGCACATTAAAAACCAGCGTGGTCCTTCTTAGTTCTCTGGGCAAAATCTCGCCAGATAGGTCTCCACGCATTTCATATTCGGCAGGTGAATACACATACGCTTGGCTGTCAACAACTTTGAAAGATCTATAACTCCAGTGCACGGTATCGTCACTTGGATTATCGAGGACAATTTGAACAGCCAACTGGCAGGGGGAAGCCGGATTATTTATGATGAACCCCAGCCAAAAATCCTCTACCATCAGACTGAAATCTTTATTTTTAAGAACTATATATTTTTTGTAGCTATAATATTTATCAGGTTCCGCTTCGGTCGCAAAGCCTTTCTCTATACCATTAATTACGACCTGTGAATGGTGAAATTGATTTTTCTGGCTTGTGATTTCGGAGCGTTCTGTCGGGGAGATTGATTGTTCGGTGACGTTTCGATTATCCTGCTCTTGTTGTTGATTAGCTTCATCCTTGCTTGCAGCGCTATTTAATTTCAGATTTGAACTGTATGCCCCCTGCAAGCCAACTACTAGAATAAAAACAATAAAAATCCAAACCCATTTATTTTTATAAAATACGGCGGTACTATTTTTATTCTCCACTGAAAAGCCACCCCTTCTCTTTTTTTAAGAATATAATAGCATATTTTCTGGAAGAGAGGGGGAGGGGAAATATTTTATTGTTTATTTGCGCCTTTCCCAAGTCCTAATTGATACCAAAGGCTTTCATCCACTGGCTTTACCGGCAATTCACCCATAGGGGTCGTATCCGTAACATGCGGGTTAGCGCTTACTTTAACTGTCTTAGTCTGTGCCATAAACACTTCACGCAGCGTCACCGTCGCTCTGAGTCCGTACAGCGTAGTATGGTCGTCTGGAACGGCTATCGTTTCAATTAACATATTCTGATATGTTTTCAGGCGTGTTACTACCTGTACGGGGACGCGGTTGCGCTGCATTTCTTGCAATATTTCAAACGCCCTGGCAGATCTGGACCAGCCACCCTCGAATTGCCCTTCCACCAGCGATGCTGATACATCAGACATGCCTATTTCCATCACTAATATAGCTGGATTAAGATAAGCGTGGTCAGTTACCGCCGCACCTATCTCAACTGGATGTTCGGTGATAGTCAAGCTGCTGGTATGCTCCAGCCGCAGAAAAGCGTCAAAAAATAGGCCGCCAAGGTTTGTCTTAACGTAAACCAGTTCGGAAGTATTCGATAAATATTCCTGATATTGTTGAGGTAAGGTTGGGTACAGCCCCATCAAATCGATACCCCCTGTTGAGCGCGTAGTAGCAATTTATTATTGTTGTTGTTTATCGCCGTTGCTATGTTTTCAGGTTGTTTAGCGCCATAAATATAATACACAGGTTTGATTTCATAGTTTATATTGGTGTCTCCCGATACGTGGTAATTATGGTAGTAGTAAGGGTAGGCAAACGAACTGAGCGGAGTAGGTATATTATTGCGATAACTTGTGGATGCGAACTGCTGGCCTATGCCAATAGGTACCATCGCGACCTGTTTAATAGTATTCGTAGCAGTGTCAATCCACTGCTTTAAATCGTTTTCCGGGTAGTAAGCTATATTCTGGTTATTCCTGCCCCCGAAAATATCTTTGAAGAACCCTTTTAACTTTTCAACAAAATCGGTTATCGGGTGTGGATAAGACGGTTTTTCTTCCTGCCGTTTTTCCTGCCCATATGGTGACGACATGCTGGGAGGGGGTTGTTGACTGAAGTAAAATTCCCTTGGAGCCTCTCGTTTTTCTTCCTGCCGTTTTTCCTGCGCTTCTGCTGATGATGGTTCCTGAAGATTTTTGAAATAATTTTTTGCGTTTTCTAGCGATTGCCTGCCTCTTTCATAGAGTTCTTTGAATGCCTCTAACGCCCGTTGTTTTCCTTCCTCCTGCATAGCTTTATCGCCTTTGATATATCCCGCAATTTCTTCCCAACCGCCGGCAGAAGCTTTTAGAACGAGCGCCATATCTTTAAGAGCGGCACTTATGGCATGTAAAACTCCAACCACAAGGTCTTTAATGTCTTTAACTCCGGTTAGCTCTTTTATAAATTCCCCAAAACTTTCCGCTAGTTCCTTTACACTGCCAAGCAAATCATCTATGTTTTCTTTAAATTCCTTGATCGTGCCTGTATCCTGGAGGCGTTTATCGAGTTCGTCAACCCACCTCCACATATCCGGAAATGCGGACTTACCACCGCGCTTATAAGTATAAAAATCATCGATAAGCCCCAGGAGGATAAACATCCTGCTGATAAGTCTGCCAATCGGATTTGTCCTGAACAGCATAAAAAACGCTGCCATTAATTCCATTGCGTGCTTAGTATGCATACCCAGGCTTTTCCAAACGTCTTTGACCTCGCCACCTATAAGGTAAATTGACCTTCCCAGTCTCACAAACATAGACATGAACTGCGCTACTTTAGCCGTCCACTTCGGCATATTAGCCGTTATCTGGTCGTTGAGATTTTTTAACCAGTCCCTTAAATTGAACATCGGACTGTTGAGGTATTTACTGAGATAGTATCCTATCCAGTATGATGCATATGTTACTTCCAGTTTAAACCTCTGCCATTCAAATGTGAGTGAGCGTATTCCCCTCATAGCTTCGTCAAACCCACCGGGAAGTTGCATACGCGAGGCTTGATCACGCAGTTCCAGGAACTTACCCATCAACTCAGGTGACAGATAAAGTTCCTGGACAGTAACACCGAGCGCTTGAAGGGAATTTCTAAACGCTACGGCATTGTCTTTGGCCATCCACATGCGCCGTGCGAAAATCTCATTCTGCAAATCGGCGTTTGCAACACCGAATGTCATGTCTGACAGTGCTTTTGTTAAGCCGGCTATGGCACCGCTAACAGCGGCAAACTTAGCAATTGAAGTATCGGCAAAAGAATATATTACTTTCTCAAACTGTTTTACAGTCCCTTTAGCCCTATCAAAGCCTGGCATATCTACGTGATAGCCAAGCGAGACTAAATATTCTTTGATAACATCAAACATTAGCCGATTCCTCCCTTGTTTGCCGCCGCTTCGTATGCTCTTCTTTCGTTTTCGGCTTTAACTGTTAGTATTTCATGTGCGTCCAGTAAATCGTCCAGTGTGTAAGTACCATCCCATAGTTCATGCTGTCGCCACATTCCAGCTATGACTGGGGCATAGAGGAATTCATTGACGTTTTCGCATCTTGCTGGAATATAGTCGATATTGCTTCTGACAGGGAAGCTAAGAGGTTTTCGTCGAAAAAATCAGCTATATTCCACATCAGCGTTTGCACCATCAGCATGAATACTGTTTTTGCATCATTGTCGAGGTCAATTACTCCAAACGTTCCATTACTGTTTAAAACGGGCGTAGGCCCAGCGGGCAGTAATTCCTCACATACGGACAGACAATCTCTCTGTAGTTCCATAAAATCCTGTTTATTTATCACTTTCCCGCCGGGTGGTGAGGGGATACCCGCCATCTGGCCGATGCCCATAGGTAGAGCTTCGGTCATGAGACGATACGCGATATATGAACCGGTCATAGCATCGAACTTTCCTATGCGCCACTTACGTCCCTCGAATTCAAATACTTTATACAACTCTCGCTTTTTCATATTTTACCCCCTAAATGGTGTCTTGTTGTATATCTGCGCACATCAATACCCAATTAACATGCTGGCCTTGTGCCTGATACGGCCTATCAGGCAGTTTTTGAGGCGAAACACCGCTTGCGGTAATGAGGTCTTTCATAAAAGGAGAACGTATCACAATACTGGCACTGGCCCATTCGGACGAATCGGCGGCTTCAATGTAGTTGTACCATCTCAGTAACCACTTATGGAGATCGGAAGTCTGCTGAATGGAAAGAGTAATATTGCCATTGCGCCCTCTGATTTTTGATACCATTATCGAACCATCAGCGGCAACATCATGGGCAGTCCTTTCAGTAGTCATGGTCACGGTTATAGTGCCGATACCTTCCCCGTTGGCAACTCTCTTGCCCACACTAGGATGAGAGATAGTAAACTGCACATCAGAAAAGCTATAAGTCGTATTCACACTCTATGCCTCCTTTCCTACCTGTTGACCTGAACGGAGACAACTACATGCTCAATAGCACCGGCCAGTTTGATACACACATAAATAGGCGGGGCAATTCTCGCGTCCCTATCGGCTTGAGACTGACTGTCTATACTCTCTGATAGGATCAAATAACCTTGTGACAGCATATCTCCCGTGTTGAGAGACAACACAGGCGGAGCATTCCATATTCCAGGCGCGATAAACCCTTTGTCTCTCGCCTTGTTGCAAGGCCCGGTAATGGCATTTATCAGCAGCGTTACGCCGCCTTCAGTCTGCGGTACTTTGCTGACTCCCGTAAGCATATCAAGTAGCGATAACTGTATATCATTAACCAGCATATCCAGTCCAAGGATCTCGTCAAAGTGCTGGCCGTTAGCCATGACGCCCTGTTCAAATACGTTATAGGTATTGCCACGGTTGATATAAACATTGCCATTCTGACCTTTTATAGTCTGCACTTCGGTAAGCGATAGAGGTTCCGGAGTAACACCAACTTCCTTCTTATAAGCTAGAGTGTACGCACTATTAGCAGTGCCCGTATTTGCCCCCATAGCATAGCCGAGAATAGCAGCTACCGCATTTGCTTGAGTGCTGTATTGTCCCAAGGTGCGGCTGTAGGAAGATGCCTTTAGTGCTGCCATGATATTGCCCGTAGCTCCGGTTTTTACATCTGAGTCTGCGGTTGTATAGAAAAACGTGCTTTTTGGTTCTGCGGTTTCGATATACTGCGCTACGCTGGCAATATCACTCTTAGTTGCGCCGCATATCGTGCAGGCATACCAATCCGTATTTTTGGCGCGGCAATCGGTAACTGCCGCAACCGCCGTTTCACTGGTATTGTCCCACCTGCCAATAGCCACTTTCGGGGGCCTGGGCGATTGAGAAAAGTACAGGCTTGCGGCCACATATTCCGGGCTGTTGAGCGCAAACCCATCGCCTGCCATTGACGCAAGGTCAGCATAAACTTTTACCCTGTCAGTGGTGGAGATTATATTGCTTTGGCCGATAATGAGACCGAGATTAAACCCGGCGCGCGCAGCAGCTACTGGAGAAATCACCACCGACACGTTGACTATATCGCTAAGCGGCAGCGTTGCCATTTAATTATTCACCTCGCAATTAGTTGATGTTTCTCGTCTGTCCATCGTCTGCTTTGAGCGATATGCTGATACCAGCTAAATTTGGGACAGTAGAATAACGCGTCACGTGTTCGTTGAATTTAGCTAGTAAGTCACATCGTTGCCACCATTGACCGTTGAAAAGTTCTGGCACCCTATTTACCGGCGGTACGTCAAGAATTAGATACAGATTGTTTGCGGCAAGGGTGCTTTTTACATCCTGAAGATAGATGCCGTTTCGGATAGTTTCCGCGTATTCATAACTGTTGGGGCCATAAACAATCCAATGCACGAGATGTACGCGGGTGTAAGATGCTACTACCGTAGTAGTGATGCCGCCATCTCCTTCTTGCTGTTGATACATGGTTTCTCGCTGCTGAATATATGGGTCTGATATCGGCGCAATTCGCAGAAATACCACGTTTTGGTCTATTCCCCACCCCGGCGCGCCATCTGAAGGCCAGGCGATACGCACGCCTTTGTTCGGGTCAAGACCGGTCAGCCTAACCGTAAGTGATTGAAAAATGTCTTCGATTTGCTTTAACGAGAGAATAACATCCTCCATTTTTCAATCACCTTCCATTCTCACTCCATAAGCTACGAAGTAGCCATAATCACCAAATTGTACCACATTAACAACGCGGTACCTTTCTCCGCGCCAGCCGATCTCGTCGGACGTACCAGCATTACCATTTCCGTCGTTGTTATGCGTGACGAATATTTCCTGGTCGGCATAGAATTTCATCATTCCCGTGACGCGGTCACCCTCAGGAAACTGCATGATTTCTTCGCTGCTCGCAGGCATTACCACGCCAACCAATGTTAAAATAGGCTGATCCACTTCAATGAAACGACCAGCCTGCCAGCTTCCGCTTCTGCGGTACACTGTAAAATTTTGTGAAAAATCAGGGTCATAAAGTATTTCCGATATGTTAATCATGTAGCTTCACCTTTTTTACGGATAACATAAATTATGGACTGGCGTAGCGCGCCTGTATCAATTAAAGGCTGGTTACTACCTTTTTTGGCAATAGTTAAGGGGGAATTGGGCGGCCAGTTATTCTTGGGATTGGTGAACCAATCACGCACGGCGTTCTGAGCATCTATGCCGGCTTTTACCAATGCTGACATGGTTTTTTGCTCGTCTCCTTCGAGCGCGTTTCTGGCAGCATCTTTTAAATCTTCGTTGATGAACTTTTTATTGTCAGGATCTTCGATAGCCGGTTCTATAAGCGGCCTGGGAGGAATATTGTTTACGGGTGACCCATGTGTGTGAATATAAACCAGCTGAGCATTATTAATTTTGTCTTTTTTTCGTTTAGTCGTCCCTTCGGGAACCCCAACCAAGACATCAAGCTCGCTGAGTCTACGGACGATTTTTTCTAATTCGCGCAGCCGGTCTTTAGAGGACACATTCAGCATGAACATGGTATCACCATACCATCATATTTCCTTTCCCCAGTATTTTGGCTATGGTGGCGAACTGCACGCCATACGTGGTTAATTTCCATGCCGCCCAGCCGTTCAAATCTTGCGCTATAACATTGTAATCATAATTCACGGAAACATCGCCGACCGATTTAGATATACGAAGCCCCCTGGTTTCTCCGGCTGCGATTACTTTAGCCGCCGGGCTTCCTGCTTCAGTCGTCCCCTGAAGCCATAAGGTAGCAAAATGCGCTACGAATAACCCCATGCAAAACTGCCAAGCATCCTGATATCTGACCTGTTTTACAGAGGCATGAGCCAGATCGACAAATATCTGTAATATGGGTTCAGGAACCGCAGGGCTAAACCCTGGATAAACAGAGAGAAAATCCGCTACGGTATATGGCGGATTTTCTCCTATACGCACATTCGAGGCATTATCTATGATTTGCGCTACTCCTATTTCCGTGCCGGTCGGATAGGTGTTCGGCACAATGTTTTCAGGCCACGGCATTCAAGGCACACCTTCTCTCTACCCGGTCGTCTGGTTGAGAATTTTCTGCTTGGTTGGTCCAGGTTTAACAGTAGCAGCGTTCAATTCAATAGTTTTTTCATCCTCTTTACTCTGCACTATTTCAATATCTCCGTCTTTTCTGGCCCAACCGAACATCGGATCATACTGCACCCAGTCCGGCAAATCGCAGAAAGAAAAAGGCAATGTCGTGGCCTTTTCGACCACGACTTTCTGCCCTTCTTTTTCTCCCCATTGAGTAAATTCAAACGCTTTTTTGGCGAATACTCGCATGTTATATCATCTCCCCGTGTATTCCTTAAATGCCGTCGGCATATCTCGGCGGCTGGAGATAGAGGAACTTCACTTCGCCCAACTGTGCGGCATAAGCCGTCAGATAGGCGATATCCTGTACGCTTGGCTGAGTCATAATGCGGGACAGCGGCACAGGAAGGTCAAAGTATACCCTATCTTCATCGTTTACGTAGGCTACCATCCGGTCAGTGCCCCCAGCTCCTGCACCGATACACCACCGTGAGGGGAATATTTGCAGGTCAACGCCCTGATTTTTGCCGATGTTGTTATTTAACAGAAACTCCAGAATGGAAACATTTCCTGCGCTGCTCACTTTCTGAGAGACGATGTAGGCATACTGCGCAGGCGGAATAAGAATATGGTTCGGCATACCGGTAAGGTCGTATTCAGAAGCTGCCCATCCTGCAACCATTACTTGGTTCACGTCATTTAGGATTTCATCCGGAGTTTTCTTGTTCCACTGAGTGTAACCAGAAGCGCCAGCCGCAACCGATGCCGCAGTAACATACGGATTATTGACCAGGCCGTATGTCCCGGCGTGGCTGAAGCCTTTGTAAACGTTCTGGTCGATAGTCTTGTTGTAGTTAAGACGGATACCCTTGTCCAGAATGTCATCGAGGGATCTGCCGATATTTTGGAGTTTAGCCTGGTCAGCAAATGGTATTTTCAAAATATTTGCCCAGGTAAACACCTTGTAGATATCCTTGCCAATATCAGCCTGCATCACAGGAATGGCGTTGGTTTCGCCGCCAATGATACCGCTTTCGTTAGGACCGGCAGTCGCATAACTGACATTGAGCGTAGAAGTGAATTCCACCCACCCTCCACCGGTCTTTGCGACAATATCACGCGCCCAGGTCACGGACGTAAGCGGTTCGCGCACTTTGGGATCGCGCTTCTCAAGTTCGCCAACCAGGAAAGCCATGCCTGTTGCTGTCGCAGAGTCTAAAGCTATCATCGCAAAACCGCCGGTTTTAACCATAGAGTCAATAGTTCTAATGTCCTTAATCGGATAAGTTTGCACCCCGTACAATCTGTTCGCCTCCCTATGGATTATTTCTGGTAAGGATAGTTAGTTCGGTAACATTGTTGCTGTCTTTCTGCCCCGTAGCCCACTTGCAATTCGTTAGCAGTATAGTGTTGGCGCCATCCGGAGCGGCTTCAAAACCTCCGACCACACCGGCGGGGATAGAAGCATTTGCCGCTATTCTGATATAGACTGGGCCACCGGCTGTAGGCGTGCCAACGTTGCAAACAACTGATACGCTGCCGCGTTCGATAACGTCGCACGGCTGTCCCGGCTTGTATGATCCTGTGGGATTATAGTAATCGGCAGATTGCTTAACTTCACGTACCGCCACACCAGCAAATTGATCAGCGGTATTCGACGCACCGAACTTACTGTAAGTATTATCCGAATTCAATACTACGGGGTCGCCAAAGTTGATATTAGCCGTATCAGTGCTTTTAACGAAACGGTTCACAATAATGCAATCGCCATTTCGGGCAAAATTGCCGGGATAACCATAATTCATTGAAATTCCAACAGCTTGACCTGGCATTTACTTAACCTCCTTTTTATAATGAGGGTTGTATTTTTTTGCCCATTCTCTACCCAGTTCATAGAGATTATTGGGTTTTTTATCCTGTGTCTTCGTATTGTCAACTACCGCTTTTTGAATTGCGGCATATCCACTACGCGATTCATTCTTATTGCCGGAATAGACGCCGATCTGATCCCGGAATGTCCTGGCAAGAGCGTCTGCCGCCTTCTTGCGTTCCATAGGGTCCGGGATACTCGCTATAAAAGGTTTAACAGCCTTAATTGCCGTGAGAACAGCATCCCTCCTGATGCTGCTGTCGGCACCAGGGATAGGATTTTCCGGCCTTTCTTCGGGCGGCATGACAGGACCAGCGCTAATGTTTTCGTCCTTCAACTCGCTCTCAGGAGTAATTGTTACGGACTGGTCAGCTTTTTCATCGTTGTCCTTTGCATGTCCTTCAAGCTCTTTTTCGAGCGAATCCAGACTGTCGGGTTCTTCTTTCTCCAGCTTTGCATGAAGTGCCTTATCGCTTTCTACCAACTGGTTGACAATTGCCGTAAGAGCGTCGATTTTTTTCGATAGCTCAGCAATAGCGTTAGGCTCATCAGCAACAGCAGCAGTTGCCGCTGGAGGGCTGGGAGCGGATTGGACAGAAACGTTATCTTTAACGCTCTTGTCGTCCTTCATCTTGTCATCATCTTCAGCCATTTCCACCGCCATACGAGAAGCCTCCGCTAACTCCTCCGGATCAGCATCCTTTGCAAATGCCGAAAGCATTTTGCCGATGATGGTTTTTTTGTTGATTTTCATTTTCTTGCCCCTTTCATCAGAAAATCTTGATTTCGGACTTTCGTCCTTTATTGCAACGCGAGGCCCAGCGCGTCCGGAAGTCACTACCGCTACATGGTTCCCGCGAATCTGCTTCTGCTGGTATTTCCCGTCACCTATAGGTTCATAGATGCAGTTATACCCGCAGGATACTTCCCGTTTCCCATTCTCAATTTCCGAGATGAGACGTGGGTCTTTAATGAATAGATCGGCGAGCAACAGGTCTGCTTCTTCGTTTGTGCCCTGTCTGACATTTGTTACCTGCCCTTTTTCGTAAGAGGAATAATTATCTGGTCTCACGTTATCAGGCGGATGTTCGTTAGTAACGGACTTGCCCTCAAAACTAGCTATCGTAGCAGGGTGAAACACCTCTTCCGGGCTGCGGTACACTAATACTTTCTGGTCATGGGCATCCTCCAGACCTATTTCCTGGCCCAAATATTCCTGCCAGCCGGTACGGGCTATTGGGACATTGTGGCAAATTAAAAACCCCTCCGGGGTTTTGGTCATGTTGGGAGATATTCTGCTGCCGTAAAACGCTTTCACATTGTCATCACCTCTCTTCTTTTTTGGTAGATATTACCGCAGCCCGCCTATCCGGGTATTCCTGCAAATAGCATCCACGCCGCTCCAACAATCCCTATTGCTTTTCCCAGCCTTCTTCAGAGCAATGGCTACAGCCTGTTTCTGAGGGTGCCCGGATTCAATCAGTTCTTTGATGTTGCGGCTGATCACAGCCTGGCTAGAACCTTTTTCAAGCGGCAATTCTCTCACCTGCCTTTCACAGAACGCTGTGCTGGTTCAACGCTTCAAATTCTGCTTTCGTCATCGTCACAATAGCGCTGCCGTAATAAACTTTATGCGGCCAACTGACTCTATCTATTCCAGTCAGCGGTGCAGCGTAACAGCGGCAGTTCCATATCTCCCCGGCGTGATAGGGAGGGGGAGGGTTCTTTTCGCCAATCAGTTTTTCCGGCGATGGCGGGTTATTCCAGTTCACCAAAATGCGGTTCATATGTTTGTGGCTGGAACGTACCCGTTGATCTTCGGAAGTGCGCCATTCATACCACTGCAGGCCGATGGATTCGGCGCGTGCCCGCGTCAGTGCCGCCCATGTCTTTGACACCTCCGTCCTTGCAATCAACTGCGCTTTAGCGTGGGTAATTTCAGGGAACTTCTCCCGGATTTCTCTGACCATATCAGAAGCTCTGCGTCCTTTTAACGCCTCTCGCGCAATATAGTCAGTAACTTTACCCGCTATATCCAGAGGCAAAGTTTTTATCAATTCCGCGTTGCGCCGTATCTGGTAGTACACTTCGCCGCCGATTTCGGTACTGAGTTCGCGCTTCAGTGCCGCATAAATGATTCTTCCCCTGCCGCCTTTTCGAGCTGCCTGCCGCCATGATTTCGCATTCTCGACGAAAAGGTGGGTTACCATCCTGGAAGCTGTTTCCTGCGCATATTTCTCCAGAGCCAGGACGTATAGCGAGTTCTTTAGGATGCTAATGACACGATATGGGTCTGATTCTCCTTCAATTGCTTTTCTTAAAAATTCTAGAATATCCATGATACTGCGAAAAAATTCGGTCTCGATCCGCTGTTTAGGCTGCCAGATGTTGTCCCTGTCCATGATTTATTCTCCCGGCTTCCTGTAGAAGCGGCTATGGCCGTACCGTTTGTAATACTCTTCATTGGACATTTTATTCGGTATATCCTCATGGGCGGTAGATTGCTCATGAGAGTGGTAGGGATCCAACATGCCCAAATCCGTCTCACCGGCTATTGTGGGACGGTCGCTGGCTTTCTCTATGTCCTCATCAGTTATATTGCTCCATAAGCCGGTAAGCGGTTCGATCTGTCTAAGTTCCTTCAATGCTATCTTGGGACTGATCAGCCCCATGTTATACACATCGGCTATGGACTGAGTCAATCTATTTGCGAGGTCGGCCTTGTCCGTATCCGTATTGCGTCTCACAGGATTAAAACGGTATGACAGATCATCGGGAACATACCCAAACTCAGACATGCATAAAACGGGGAGCAGTTTATCAATCGCCGGTCTTAAATAAGCTTCCTGTTTTTCTTCAATAGTGTCGTAATAATTCTGCAGATCGCTCTCACCTGTGGCATTCATCCCTGCCGGGCTGCGACCGAAAAGTTTCGTTACGGGAATTTCAGCGGCACCGCTGACATCGAGCATAAAATTCTCGTATATCTCGGCGAGACCGCTAAAAGTATACTGTTTCGCCTCGAAGTCATCGTCCTTATCGATGATGTAGAGGCCCATGTTATTCATTAGCCAGTTCTGGGCCTGCACCGTATTGTAAAGGAGCTGCTGCGCCTGCGCGTTATTAGTGGCCAGCATTTGCCCTAATTCGTTCATTTTAAGAACGCGTAGATTGGCCAGGAACACCAACTGCGCGATATTCCAGCTGGTGTTGTCGCGCTTTTTTAACTCTTCAAAGACATGCTCTATTTCCGACGCGCCCCAGTATATTTCGGCCTGTTTTTCCCAGAACGGCAGGTCGCGTCCGACAAACCGGATCACGCGGCTATGATGTATGTTAATAATTTCGCTCGTAGCATGATTCACCACCTGGTAAGTGCTGGGCAGTCCGAATTCCGGGTCATTTATATCAGTTACCAGGTCCGGACCGGGATATATGCCTGACCAGCGGTCAACGACGAGAAGACCCTTGAAACTGCCGGGGAATACCGAGTCAACGTCCAGAGGCTGATCAAGAATGTCTTCATGGCCGTCAATCATTATGATTGCCGCCGCGCCGCCATAAAGCCTTCCCCATTTGAGACCTTCGAGTATCTTGGCCTTGACTCTCGTCCTGCGCTCCAGGATCGCTATTTTTTCAATGTCCTGCGGAGGCAACTGACTCGATATTTGGTACCAGTTTTTACACATATCCTCCGGCACGACGTCGATAATTTTACGAATGACCCAGTGGCTGCGATAGAGGCTGTTCATAAGCTGGTAATTCTTTGTCAGCCTGGTCAGCGGGTAATCAGTTGCCTCCAGGATATTGGGCATACCCCAGCCTAATCGGGCCAGCGCGTTCTGAAAAGCGTCCAGCGTTTTCATGCTGCTGCGCTCGCTGGCATTATCATAAAACTCCGGGTGTATTTTTTTTCTCTTTGCGCTATTGCGGCGTCCCATATAAAATTACCACCTTTTGCTGGCTAGCTAGCCAGCCAGTCTCCAGGGCTTTATCTTGGTTTTCATGTAGAAGCGCAGCGCTTCCAGCGCTTCCATGCTGCCGGAAGGGACTTCTTTGCCGCGCTCCCTAGCCTTTTCATCCCACATGCAGGATGTTATTTCGCGTATGGTTTGCTGGCATTTTTCATGCACGCGTAACATGCCCCACCGGATCATGCTGGACGTAATCCTTATGCCGTCGTTGAGGTCATCGACGGCATCGCGAACAAAATGCCCCCTCAAGCGCAATTCGCGCTTGAAACTTTCAGCGCCTGGACTGAGAATAATCTCTGCGGTCGCGTCGCTGTCTCCTATGAATTTCTCCAGATCGTCAGCATATTGTTTATCTGTTTTCTGCTGCCCGCTTTCGAGGCTATTGTAGTAGTATTCGTCAACCTGCCACACGGTGCGACCATCGTCCCATAAGTCAAGAAATACCATCGGCGTTGTCGTGCCGTATTTCACTGCCACAGAACGCGTGGCGACATTTTTCAACCATAACGGTTGCGTGTCGTCGTTAAAAATATTGCTGCTGCTCCACATATCGTACACCAACATGGATTTTGCGCCTTGAAGCACCGAAAGTGCCATTTCAAGAGCGTCAGGTCCGTCATCATGCGCCGCCTTGGGCCAGTTTTCGAGTTGATCTATTAATACTCGCTGGTTCCTGTGAAATTTTACATAACCGTTATTGACGGTCGGCTGAATCGATTGAATGCGAAGCTCCTTATTTTTTATGGTCCTTATCTCGCGCAGATTGAGATAGAACCCGGCCGCAGCCGAGCGCTTGGCAACTTCATCCTTGAAGAACTGCTGGAACTGTACGGTTTCAACGCAAACCTCGTCGAATTTCCACACACCGTGCATTTCAAACAGCGTCTCTATTATTTTGTCCGGGTGCATTCGGCGCAGTACCGCATCAAGCACGTACATATAACCAGTCCTCAGATGTTTGCCCACGACGATGATAGCGGTGTAATCCGCCGAAGAGGTTTTGCCCATTGATGGGTCTACAGCGGCCACGACACGCATCTCCTCGCGTGGCGGCGCGTAATCATACAAAGAACAATTAAATATCCTGTCTTCCGGGTTTATCGGTTCGTTCTGAAGCTCCGAATTAAACGAAGCCTCACCTTCAGTAACGCGCACCACCATCAAGTCATAGTAAGATTGCTTTTCCGGCCACAGGACTTCAGTTCCTTCCAGCATATCCTTTTTGTTTTTCTCAAAAAAATCCCTGGCTTTTTCTGTCCTGTCCGGCAGGCTGAGATCCGTAATTATCTCGGCCCACTCATCCCAAAGGTCCTGCCTGGGAGAAAACGATTTTACCGCCCGGTGTATCACAGATACCCAGGCCGGATTGGTAAGAACCCACGAGAAAAGGCTGTCGTAGTGAATTATCGTTCCGACGTACACTATATCCGTATAGTCATCGCCGAGCTTCAGAACAACTTTTGTGAACCAGCTTTTTAATTTGGCACGCTGCTCTGGAGTAACCGTATTTTCGTCGTTTTCCAAATCGTCCAGAATTATCAGGTCCGGCCTGTATTTCCCGTGACGCCGCCCGCGGATTTTTTGCCCGCTGCCGGCACATTCCAGCTTTATATTCGTATTGGTAACACACTCTATGGTATTCCACGGCGTGCCGACGATACTGCCAAAGTCCTCTAAAATACGTTCGTTACCCTCCAGTTCCCGTTGTATGTCAACCAAAAACTCGCTAGCCTGCGCCGCAGTGTCACTTATGATGAAAATATAATTCTTTCGCCTGTATAGAGCGCAATAGAGGGGGAATACCAGCGTGGTACGCGTGGACTTGGCATAACCACGCGGCGATGCTTCCGCGTACCTGTTGCCTCCCGGCGTGTCGGCGATACGCTGCAGCACCTGATAACCATGCCTGTGAAATTCCGGTGTCTCGCGAAAAAGCCGGTCGGGGAAATATGCCCTTGCAAAATACTCCATATCCAGCTCGCCAAGCTGCTTCCGCAAGCCTTTAGGACCGGTCAGAGGCATGTTTTTTTCAATTATCAAGTCTATCTGATCGCTGGTAAAATGCTTTCTCAGGTACTCCATCAAAAGTTTTTTCTCGGCAACGTCCATAAAAATTACCCCTCGTCGTCACACAACTGCCGTGAAAATCACACTACCTTTATCCTGCTGCGCCTGTGAGCAGCGGAATAATCGGCGTACTGTCTCATTCCTTCTCTGGTCGGCTCGACAACTATGCACTCATCATCAAACTCGAAAACCTTCATGTCTTCGCCGTATTCCTGCACGTAAATATTCACCGCACCAATAATCGTTTTTCTGCGGCGCATTATATCCAAAAAGGCTAAAGCTATGGATTCAGGTGTCATGCCTTTCTTGAACTTTATCCGCAACTCTTCCAGCACCTCGCTTAATAAGATCGCGAGAAACAAAATAACCTTCTTCGCTGCTGTATATAATAAGATCGTGTCTCCTGAGTTCAGCTATAATATACAGAGTAGCTCTTCTGCTTTTCCTGAAAACTTTCTCAATATCGGATACCGTCATCTGCCGCTTTTTTCTCCCAAAAACCAGTCTTCCAGTGCCCCACTCTATGAAAGGAGCCAAGTACAACAAATATCCGGCGCTTTCAGGCGGCAACCCCTTGCGCATAAGAGAAACGAGTTCTTCAACCATAAGCATAACGTAAGGTTTTTTCCCACCTGTATGCTTGGGCTTTCTTTTTGACCTGCCTTTATTGCCGCGAGAACTCCAAAACGTATAAAGAGGTTCCGGTAATTCAGGATGATTGATGTATACAAGTTCGCTACTATGAGTCCTTTCGCGACTCAATATAAATTCATCCATAGTAGCATTTCTCTCACCACGCAGATATTCAAGAGTCTCTTTTTTCATACCGATACCCCTGTTAAGATCAATGCACATAAGGGTTAGGGGGGGTGCAAAATTTTGCACCCCCAAAAATGCCACTCAGCCTTACAGCCGCAAGGGTTCCAGGGTTTTTCGCGTGCATTTCGTTTATATATATGCTTTTTTCTGTGCAGACGCTATCGAGCATACCCCAGGGCGTATGTAGATGTGGGTACGGATGTGGGTATGATAATGCTATTCCATTTAATGGAAGCCCGCACGCGAGAGCGCAAAATATGGAGGGGGAGGAATCCCCCCGCCGGGTTTTTCTGTTTAGGACGCCTCAAAACTTGGCAACCTCCCGCCGAAAAAAGTACCCAAAAGGAACATTTCGGGTACTTTCACAGCTTCCCGTGTTTCACGGCCGCGCCTTTCTTCCCGGCCTCGCTTTTCGTCCGCAGTACCTTCCGGCCGAAACGCCCCTCTATGTACCTGTCTCTTATACACATCTCCGAGCCCACGAGACTAGGCATGATCTCGTATGCCGTCTTCTGCTTGAAA